GCTTCTTACAATGTCATTGACGTTAAACTCAATGCTTGCAAACTCATCCATAACCTCAAGAATCTTCATGAAGTCAAGGATGCCATTTCTCTCATTTGTCTTCACAAGGTCAGTTTGAAGTGCATCACCAGCAAAGATGATCTTACAGTTCTCACCAACACGAGTGATGATTGAATCCAGTTCGTGGAAGTTCAGGTTCTGACATTCGTCAACGATGACGATTGCATTGTCCAGAGTTGTACCACGAAGGAAAGAGGTGGACCAGAAAGAAATAGTTTCTTGTGCCTTCAGGTTGTCATACAGCATGTCAAATGCTGGATCATCAGGCATCTTGAACATGTACTTGACCATGTTCTTGTAGGGGATCTGATAAAGGTTTGACTTATCATCATGATCCCCTGGAAGGAAACCAATCTCCCGTGTAGGGACTAGAGAACGTACCATGTACAGTTTCTCATAAGGAGATGTACCAGAAAGAATTTCTTTTAATGCAAGGTACATTGCAATGAATGTTTTACCTGTACCTGCACAACCATAGAGGAAAAGATTCTTACCGTTTTCGTATGCTTCGAATGCTGTTGTCTGATTCTCCGTAAGAGGTTCAATCTCTTTAAGATGATCAACATTAATTGGTTTCTTACGTCTCATTTGCTTAGGAGTGCTATTGACAAAATCAAATTGGTTGTCCTTTCTTCTTCTTGGCATAGAATTAGTGGGTGTCGATGTTAGAACCGTAGTTTGCTTTCTTGATGGACTTCAGAACGTCCCTGAATCCATCAGGAACTTTGTTTCGGATACCCACATCAGCAACAACACCAGGGAAGTTTCCATGATACTGCTCCAGATGAGGATTATCTTGTTTGTATTTATCGAGCTCAGTGAAACTCATACGAACTTCAATGATCTCTCCAGTTTCCTTGTTTCTAAAATCATACAGGGGCATTTGTCCACTCCAACGCTTCTGCTACAATTGGGAATTGCTCAACAAAGATCTGCTTACATGCATTAGCAATGTCCATGTGTTCTTTCTGAGTGCCATGGGCAGACCTCAGATCGATATAATGGATCCACGACCGCACTGATCCTGTCATGTAAAGACGAGTTGGCGTTGCCAGAGGAAGCACAAAACGAGCACACTCTTTTGCGATTCCCCTATCAAGCATCGTCTTATAGAGATCCATGGCAGAAGTAAAGTGCTTCTGAATTTCAATCTCGAACTGTTGCTTGGTGAACTCATCAATGTCGTCAATAGAATTCTGACGATTCTTTGTATCCTGACGACGGAGTTCAAACATTGGAATCTGTTCTGCTAGCAAAGATGAATCTGCATAGCGTTGTGAGAATTCTTGATATGTGAAGGACCTATGCCTCAGTATTTGAGCTGCCAGTCCCCTGGTGGTCTCGATCTCAAGCATCATATGCGCCTGCTCAAAGACGCTCCAATGCTGGTGTTTAATGCAATAGGATAAAAGACCCGCAACCTTTGGGTTTTCCTGGTTGTTGGGGTTGCTAACCCTCGCCACGTACCCCATCGTCTTCTCAGCATCAGGGGTAGCAGTAATAAATTTAACTTGCATAATAATGTTGATAGAATTTAATGATACCGTTTGAGTTTACATGACCTTGAGAAACCCAATCATGACAGCATTGAACAATCGATTCCATACTGTGAGCGGGTTCTCCATTTTCGTTGAGTTGTCCCCCATACATGTTGAGAAGGATGTTGTACACCTCCTGTCTCAACTCCATACGTTCTTCGTTGTAACGCCAGTCATTCATTTCTTTTTCTTAGCAGTGTTTCCCCAAAGTTTCGGATTAACCATACCATACCATGGTTCCATTGTCAAGATCTTACCACCCAGCGGTTTCAGCATGTCGTAGTAAGCATCAAATACTTTAACAAATTTTGGACCTCTTACGTGGTCGAATGTAATTTTACCTTTTATTTCATAGGTAATTAAAACTGCATCGGAAGGGAATTGTTTCTTATCAATCGAACTGGGATTGCAATCATGAGAAAAAACTACCACGCCATAACGGGAGCGTAGTAGTTCTTTATCGGATTCAGTTAGATTGAATTGCATCGATGAGTTCTCTGATTCTGTCGTCACAGAATCCTGGATTAGAAATTCGGACTCTGTGGTAAGTTTCTCGGGCATTATGCTTCTCCTGAATGCACTTTTTAATCATGTAAATCACTCGGTCTTCATTAATAATATTCACTATCAAGAATCACTCCACTTAATTTCAGGAAACGCTTCTTTGACTACAGCATGTGTAATTCTAAATTTAGATTGCAGTTCCTTGTCTTTAACCAAGCAAACAATTTCTGCTTCGGATTCGTGAAGACCTTCAAGGAGTTGAATGAAAAGTTGTTCCCTCTTCATTCGGGTAAGAGTATTGGCACCCTTAATAAATCTCCAGAGTCCACGTGCTTCTCGTTCGAGAACGGTATGCTCTGTACCAATGGGTGCATCATTTTTGTTGTAAGGCACTTCACCCTCAGGAAGATCCGAAAGAATGTTCGAATCGAAATTCCATTTCAGAACGGAACGAAGTGCTTGACTATTATTCTCTTTGAGAATCTTAATCTTTTCTGCTTTGGTTTTGGCGTTGGATGCCTTTTTAATAACTTCAGAAATCAATAGTTTCATGAGGAATACGAAAAATTCTTATGTGATTATTTAGTCGTCATCTGATTCTGGAAATGGATCCATATCAAATGCATCGGATGGTTCAAATTCTACGCTAACAAGTTTAGCAATTTGATAGGGAATTAAATTACCTTGAGCATCCATCATTTCTGGATGGGGAGTAACCGTAGCAACCTCTTCTTTGTCTTCCGTGAGAATCGCCTGCAATGTCTCTCGGAAGTCATCGTAATAGGCATTTGCTAACCAACCAAATATAAACCCAATGAGCGTTCCACCAATCGTCATGATAACAGACAGTGTTAAAACTACTGCAGTGTTCATTTCTTTGCCTCCCTTTGGCACTAATTCCTTTGGTTCTGGATCAATTTCTTTCTTGACCCGCCTTAAACGCATGAACTCATCTCCTTTATTTATTGATGGTTCCTGGGATTCGCTTGCGTTTATTTTTTGTTCCAGGTTTTCTTCCTGGTCTTCGTTCTTTTTCATACTTCCATGCGTCTGTCAGAATTTTGTACAGATAGTCCTTGATCTTTCTTGCATTTGGTTTTGAAAGATGACCGTATGCTTCCTTTGAGAATTTATCTTTACCCTTAATGTAGAGTTCAAGTTCACTCACAATGGTAGAGATGCTAGCAGCAGTAGGACTATCAATAAAGGCAGACATCTCTCTACGAGTGAACTTAGATGTTTTTACATAAGAGTATAGATTGAATAGAAACTTTCCGTCAAAGGCAGCATCGATAGATTTCTCGACGAGGACGTAAATTTCTTCTGAGGGTTCCATTAGATAAGATTGTTTTCTTGAAAATAGTGCAGAGTGTCTTTGAATCCACCGATGTGTTTGGTGTTGATAGAAATCTGAGGGAACGTAGCACCCTCACCAAACTCAGCGTAGAATTCAGTTTTAGTAAAGTCGGATTGATACTTGTACTCTGTGTATTTAACATCTAAATTGTCAAATAGCATCTTTGCTCTATCGCACCATTGACAATTATCTTTTGAATAAAGGATGACTTCCATGACCTCCAGGAGTAACTGCAGAAATTATACCAATAAAAAAAGGGGGTGTCAACCCCCCAGATCACTGACGATGCGTTCACATTCGTCCATGTTCTTTTTACAAAAATTGCGAACATAAGAATCAGTATCCACTTCCATAGTATAGTGAGCATGTGTGTGGATTAATTGAATAAAACAAAGAGACCCAACAGTTACCAATACCAAATGACAAACTGGACTGCTTACACAGCAGAGTAGATTCTTACGAAAATTCATGTTCAGAACTTATACTTTGTACCCAGTTCTACTTTCCAGTCACGAGTTGAATCACCATTAAAGATGTTTTCGAACTTACCATAAGCACCAAACTTCTTGGTCAGTGCCACAGAAGTACCAACTTCAAGGGCAGTAAAGTT